GACGACCTGCAAAACGGGACGTTGACGCACGACGGGTGCGCCATCACGACCGAGCACATGAAGCACGCCACCAAGGTCGCGCGCTCGGGAGAGCGCTACATCCTGGCCAAGCCGGCCGGGGCCGAGCACCTCAAGATCGACGCCGCAGTGACGTCGGTCATCTGCCACGAGGCAGCAGCCGACGCCAGGGCGGCCGGCTGGCAGCAACAGACCGAGTCCTTCTACTACGGCGCATAGCACCCCTGAGGAGGGCTTCGTGGACGCAGACCAGGCCCTCCGGCTCATGCTCAAGCTGGCCGCCGAGCTCGTCTCGCGGCGTGCGGCCATGGCCGAGCACATGGAATACATCAAGGGCGAGCGGCGCGGTCTCAAGTTCGCGACCGAGAAGTTCGCCGAGTACCACGCCGACAGGTTCAAGGACTTCTCGGACAACTGGTGCCTGCCCGTCCTGCAGGCACCGGCCGAGCGGATCACCCCGCTCGGCATCCGTGTCGGCGCCAACACGCGCGAGGCCGACCAGGACCTGCAGCGCGTCTGGCTCGAGAACGACGCCGACCGGCAGGCGTCCGAGTCCATCATGCTCACCCTCGGCCTCTCCCGCGGCTTCGCGCTCGTCTGGGGCAACCCCGACGACGAGCAGACCCCGGACATCACCTTCGAGCACCCGTCCTCGGTCATCGTCGCGTATGACAGTGAGAACCGACGCCGCAAGAAGGCCGCGCTCAAGCTGTGGACCGACGGCGACCTCGAGCTCGCCACGCTCTACACGCCCGACGCGCTGTGGAAGTGGAAGCGCCGCCGGACCAGCGAGTCTGGCCTCATCCTTCCCGCCAGCGTCGAGGGCTCCCTCGGCTCATGGGAGCAGCGCCACCCGACCGGCGACGACACCTGGCCGCTGCCGAACCCCATGGGCAAGGTCCCGGTCGTCGAGTACCGCAACATGGCGTTCCTCGCCGACGACCCCATGTCGGACATCGCCGGCGTCGAGTCGATGCAGGACGCCATGAACCTCGTGTGGGCGTACCTCTTCACCTCGCTCGACTACGCCTCGCTGCCGCAGCGCGTGCTGCTCAGCGCCGAGGTGCCCAAGGTGCCGGTCCTCGACGACAACGGCCAGGTCATCGGCACCAAGCCGGTCGACCTCAAGCGCCTGATGAACGACCGCATCATGTTCGTACCCGGCGAGAACGCCAAGGCGAGCCAGTGGGACCCGGCCAAGCTCGACGTCTTCACCGACGTGCTCACCAAGATGCTTGAGCACGTCGCCTCGCGCACCCGCACGCCGGCCCACTACCTCATCCAGAAGGGCGGCAACCCGGCGAGCTTCGACTCGCTACTCGTCTCCGACGCGGGCCTCGTCACCCGGACCAACGAGCGCATCGGCTACCTCAACGCGCCGCAGCGTGAGCTGCACGAGCTCGTCGCGCTGGCGCAGGGCGACAAGGCCAAGGCCACCGCCATCCGCGCGACCGGCAAGCCACTGTGGGCTGACACGCAGTTTCGCTCGGACGCGGCGAAGGTCGACGCCTTCGGCAAGTTCCGGTCCAACGGAATGCCGCTCGAGTGGTGCCTCGAGTGGTACGGCCTGGCGCCCGACGAGGTCCAGCGCGTGATGAAGATGGCGGTCGACGAGCTCGACGACCCGCAGCTTCGCGAGCTGATGCTCAAGGACAAGGCGCAGCAGCAGGACCAGGCACAGCAGGACGGCGGCGACCCGAGTGCTGTCGGCGGCTGAGGCTCAGTACCGCGCGCAGCGGCGTCTCGTGCTGCAGACGCTCGCGGTCGCCCGGTCCTCGTGGGCTCGTGTCAGCTTCGACGCGCTCGACGCCTCCTGGCCCGCGCCGCGCCGTCGGATCATGCTGGCCATCGTCGCCGCCCAGCGCGACGCCGTAGCGGCCGCCAGCGGGTACACCGCGGCGGCCCTCGCCGAGCAGGGACTGCGCCTGGCGCAGGACTACCGGCCGAACCCGGCGCAGCTCGTCGGCGTCGCCGCTGACGGCCGCCCGCTCGACACGCTGCTCGACCAGGCCGTCATCCACACCAAGGCGGCCATCGCTGACGGGGCGCCTCGGACCACGGCACTCGCCGAGGGCCGCAGCTTCGTCCAGATCGCGGCCGTGCAGCAGGTCCGAGACGCCGCCCGAGTGGCGGTCGGCCTCGAGGTGCACTCGCGGCCGAGGTCGGGCTACATCCGCATGCTGCAGCCGCCGTCGTGCTCGCGGTGCGTCGTCCTGGCCGGGAAGTTCTACCGGACGAACGACGGCTTCGACCGGCACCCCGACTGCGACTGCATCCACGTGCCCACCGCTGAGGACGCCGCAGGCGACCTGACGACCAACCCGGACGCCTACTTCCAGTCCCTCTCTCCCGAGGAGCAGGACCGCGTCTTCACCAAGGCCGGCGCGCGCGCCATCCGCGACGGCGCCGACATCAGCCAGGTCGTCAACGCACGGCGCGGCGCCAACGGCCTCAGCAGCGCTGGTGGTCGCCTGACCAACGCCGAGCAGAAGGTGCTGCGCGGCGGCCGCGACCGTGGCCAGCTGGCCACGCAACGGCTCTTCGGCCGGGACCTCTACACCACCACCGAGGGCACCACCCGAGCCGGCATCGCTGGCCGGGCGCTCGCGGGCCGTGGCGGCTACGTCGGCCAGGAGGCCGAGACGGTCACCCGGCTCACCAGGAACGGGCCTGAGGACCGCGTCGTGACCCGCCAGCGGGCCCGCGCGCCGCGGCTCATGCCCGAGTCCATCTACGAGGTCGCCGAGACCCGTGAAGAGGCCATCCGGCTCCTACGCCGCAACGGCTTCATCTTCTGACCCCTCGACCGCGCAAGGCGGTCGACCTGACCTCTCGCAAGGAGAGTTCACGATGCACACCCCGTCATGGATCATGCAGGCCATCGCCGCCGAGCTCGAGTCGCCCACCGCGGCGCAGGAGCTCATCGACCTCCACCGTCTCCGCTTCGGAGACACGGTCATGGAGGACGACGGCGGCGACGGCGGCGACGGCGGCGACGGCGGCGACGGCGAGGACGGCAGCGACGGCGCTGACGGCCAGGACGGCGGCGACGGCGACGGCGAGGGCGGCGACGAGCCGCTCGGCCCGAAGGGCACCAAGGCCCTCGAGGCGGAGAAGGCCAAGCGCCGCACCGCGCAGCAGGAGCTGCGCAAGTTCAAGGACCTCGGCCTGACCCCCGAGCAGATCGCCGCGCTCGTGCAGAAGAGCAGGGGCGACGGCGACCAAGGGCAGGCCGACGAGGCTCGGCGCAACGCCGAGCGAGAGGCCACGCAGAAGGCCAACCAGCGCATCCTGCGCTCGGAGGTCAAGGCGGCGGCCGCCGGCAAGCTGGCCAACCCGGCCGACGCGCTTGCCCTGCTCGACCTCACGCAGTTCGAGGTCGACGACGACGGCAACGTCGACGAGGACGAGGTGGCCGACGCCATCGCCGACCTCCTCAAGAAGAAGCCCTATCTGGCAGCGCAAGGCAGCCGGTTCACGGGCGGTGGCGACGGCGGCGCTCGCAAGGAGACCGGCCCCGCACAGCTCACCGAGGCGGACCTCAAGGGCATGAGCCCCGAGGCCATCAGCGAGGCCCGCAAGAAGGGCCAGCTGGACCGCCTCATGGGCGTCAAGAAGTAACCGACCACCCAACCCGCTCCGCGCGAGCACCCCAGAAAGGACGGCAAGGCCATGACCTTCGCCAACTTCATCCCCGTCGTGTGGGACTCCCAGATGCTCCTCGACTTCCGCGAGGCGGCCATCGCGGCCAACCTCGTGAACCGCGAGTACGAGGGCGACGCCACCAGTGGCAACACCGTCCGCGTGACGACCGCCACCCCGGTCGACATCAAGGACTACAAGGCGAACGGTCGCACGACCACCGCCGACGGCGTCCACAACACCAAGGTCGACCTGCTCATCGACCAGGAGAAGAACTTCGACTTCAAGGTCGACGACATCGACAAGGCGCAGGCCGCCGGGTCGGTCGACGCCTACACGCAGTCGGCCGGCGAGGGCCTGGCCGAGGACGCCGACAAGTTCCTGCTCGCCAAGGCGGTCGGCGAGGCCGGGACCACCATCCCCGCCTCGCTCATCACGACCGCGGACGGCGCGCTGAACCTGCTGCGCGACTTCCGCAAGGCCTTCAACAAGGCCCACGTGCCGGCGGGCGACCGGGTCGTCGTCTACAACGCCGAGTTCGAGGCGCTCCTGCTCGACGCCGGGTCCAAGCTCACCGACGTCGACCGCTCGGGCGACCCGAAGGGCCTGCGCGAGGCGTCCCTCGGCAAGGTGCTCAACTTCGGCCTCTTCGGCTCGGAGAACCTGCCCGTCACCGCCAAGCCCCAGGCGGTCGCCTGGCACCGCAAGGCGCTCGCCTACGTCTCCCAGATCGAGAAGACCGAGGCGATGCGGGCCGAGGACAGCTTCGCCGACCGTCTGCGTGGCCTCCACGTGTACGGC